TACACAAACCCTATGGGGTGGCATTGAGTTTGGTTCAAATAAATTCAAACAGTTCCCTGCATATTCTGGGCGGTCAGGTCGTGGATCTCGCGGATGGTTCATTTATCCAACCCTTCGCAGAATTCAGCCTGAATTGATTAATAAGTGGGAAGAAAGTTTTACTCGCATCATTAAGGAATGGGTCTAATGGCTACCGGTAATCGCACATTAAAATTATCAATCCTTGCTGATGTTGATGACTTAAAAAAGAAGTTAGGTGAAGCTGATAAAGCCGTTGAAACTAACTCAAGCAAGATTGCAGATTTTGGAAAGAAGGCTGCTGCTGCATTTGCCGTAGCTGCTGCTGCTGCCGTTGCCTATGGCACTAAATTAGCCATTGATGGGGTCAAGGCTGCGATTGAGGATGAACAAGCACAATTAAGGCTAGCCAACGCGCTAAGACAAGCCACAGGCGCTACTGATGCCCAAATAAAGGCAACTGAGAACATGATCCTTCAAACATCTTTAGCCACAGGTGTTGCCGATGACAAACTTCGCCCAGCCTTACAGAGATTGGCAGTATCTACAAAATCTACTGAGGAAGCCCAAAAGTTATTAACCCTTGCTTTGGATATTAGTGCTGCATCAGGTAAAGATTTAGAAACAGTTGCAAATGCTTTGGGTAGAGCACAAGATGGCAATCAAGCAGCACTTGGCAGATTAGGTCTGGGATTATCTAAGGCTGAACTTGCCACATTATCATTCACCGAAGTCCAAGCAAAACTTGCTGAATTGTATGGTGGCGCAGCAGCTACAAATGCTGAAACATTTCAAGGAAAGATCGATCGCTTAAAAGTAGGATTTGATGAAGCTAAGGAGTCACTTGGCACAGCCTTACTACCTGAGATTGAGAAATTTATTGGATTCTTAAATGAAACAGGCATTCCAAGCCTGAATGCTTTTATTGCAGGATTAACTGGAGAAGGTGGATTAAGTTCAGGATTTACTCAAACCCAAAAAGATGCTGAAAGTTTTGGAAAGTCAATTGCTGGGGCTATTGGTGTTGTTAAAGGATTTATTACTTTCCTTCGAGAAGCAATTGGTTTAGTCGTATCTTTAGCAAATGAATTAGCAAAAGTATTAAATCTGATTCCGGGAGTAAATTTAGGACAATTACCTAATCCTGCGCCATCTGCTAGATCGGGATTTGAAAATATCCCAACTCCAAGCGGATCAACTTTTGGTGGTCGTGGTATGGGTCAAATTAATAACATTACAATTAGTGGGGCATTAGATCCTGAGGGAACTGCTCGAACTGTTGCAAATTATCTAAACAGCCAATCAGCGAGAAGTGTAACTGCTCTAAGGGATAGATAATGACAGTTTTTACACCTGATTGGAAATTAACTGTCGGTGGGGTTGATTATACTGACATAACTATTTCAGATGTTCAGCATACAGCAGGTCGATCTGACATATACCAACAGCCGCTTCCTTCATATATGCAAGTTACGCTGGTTGCATTAAATAACCAAACTTTACCTTTTGAGATAAACGATAGTTTTGATTTACAAGTAAAAGACTCAACTGGATCTTATGTAAGTTTATTTGGTGGAGATTTAACAGATGTAACTGTTTCAGTAGGTGCAACGGGTCAAATTGCAACAGTTATTCAATACACCATTTTGGCAATGGGAACATTAACAAAATTAACCAAAGAAATTTGGGATGATAACATTTCTCAAGATGAAGATGGCGACCAAATATATGAGATTTTATCTAGCATATTACTTGGCACTTGGAATGATGTTCCAGCAGCTTCTCAATGGTCAACTTATGATGCAACCGAAACTTGGGAAGATGCAGTCAATCTAGGGCTTGGGGAAATTGATCAGCCGGGTCTTTATACTATGACTGCTCAATCTACAACTGTGGACACTATCTACAACATTATTTCAGATATCGCTAATTCAGCATTTGGATATATTTACGAAGACAATCAGGGCAATATCGGTTATGCAGACGCAGATCATAGGCAGAATTATCTTTTAATTAATGGTTATGTTGAACTAGATGCCCGCCACGCTTTAGGTCAAGGTTTATCTACAATTATGAGATCAGCAGATGTTCGTAATGATATTTATATCAATTATGGCAACAATTACAATTCACAAGTTACTGCCACAGATGCAGCTTCAATTGCGTTATATGGCTACAAAGCCGAAAGCATTAATTCAAGGGTTCAGGGTGCTGTTGATGCTCAGGCGATTGCCGATAGATACATAGCCCAAAGAGCCTACCCAATTCCAGCATTTCAATCGATCACCTTCCCAATTACTAGCCAAGAAATAGGTAATGCAGATCGTGATGATCTACTAGCTGTATTCATGGGAATGCCAGTTCATATTCAAAACCTACCGACCCAAATATCAGGTGGAGATTTTGAAGGTTATGTCGAGGGATGGTCATGGAGCACTCGGTTCAATGAACTGTTTCTCACCATTAATGTTTCCCCAGTCGCATTTAGCCAAGTAGCGATGCGTTGGAATACAACTCCAGCCACCGAGGCATGGAACACTTTAAGCCCAACTTTAACTTGGGAATACGCTACAATAATCTCATAGGAATAGGACAATATGGCAACCACTACTAATTACAGCTGGACTACTCCAGATGACACCGATCTTGTTAAAGATGGTGCAAGTGCAATTCGCACACTTGGATCTGCAATTGATACAACATTGAAGGCGCAAATTGATGCGCAAATACCTGATTCAATAATTGATGCTAAAGGTGATTTGATTGCTGGCACAGCTGACAACACTCCAGCTAAATTAACTTATTCAGGTGTTAATAATGATGTTTTAACAGTTGATACATCAACAGCCACAGGATTAAAATGGGCTGCTCCTGCTGCTGGTGGAATGACTTTAATTTCGACTACAACTTTGACTGGCGCATCAATAACACTTTCATCAATTCCTGCAACTTACAATAATTTGGTGTTAGTAATTAGAAATGATAGGCATGTAGCTGATAATGAAAATTTAAGAATTAGAGTAAATGCAGACTCAACGGCCAGTCGCCATGTAACTATGGATGTTGTATCTTCAAGCAATACTGCTTTTGATTCTACATCTTGGCTTAGTAGAGCACCATCAGATAATGGAACAAGTACAAGTTTGGAATATTGGACAATTTATGATTATGCAAATACTACTACTTGGAAAACAGCAAATTCATTATCTTTTGTTAGAAATCCCACCACGATAACAAATTTCAATTTTGTATGGGCATCACATGCCTATAATCAAACAGGTGCAATTTCATCTTTAGTATTATTACCCGCAAGTGGTGATTTTACATCAGGCACAGTTCTACTTTATGGAGTTAAATAATGGCTAAAACAAATCTACCTCAAATTAAAATTGTTAATTGTGAAACTCGCGAGGAAATTGTCAGAGATGCAACTGCTGAGGAAATTGCTCAAATGGAATTAGATGCTGTTGATTATTCAGCAAAAAAAGCCGAAGCCGAAGCAAAAGCTGCCGAAAAACAAGCATTACTTGACAGACTTGGCATTACTGCTGACGAAGCAAAATTGCTACTTGGCTAATGAAGCCTTACCTATCTAAAGCTGCTGAAACATTCAGAGATCAAGTCAATGAGTGTTATCCAGACAGGGATCGTAAAAGTGATGGATGGCTGGCTTCTGTGGCACATATGCAACGAGCCACCAAGTCAGACCACAACCCTGACCCAAAAACAGGATGCGTTAGAGGGCTTGACATTTCTGCTCGGTTATCTGACGACAAAAGGCTTTCAGCATACTTGGCAGATCAAATTAGATTATATGGGAAATCTCAAGGCCGTATCAGTTATGTAATTCATTTAGGCAAAATTGCAAGTCCGGTGCTTAATTGGCGCTGGCGTAAATATAAGGGCTATTCGCCACACGATCACCATATACATATCAGTTTCAAAAAAGATCAAGACAATAACAAAGCAGAGTTTGACATCCCACTACTGAAAGGCAATTAATGAAACTATCAAAGAAACACAAAGCAGCAATTAAGTCATACTTGAGAGCTGTAGCAGCTAGTGGAATTACAGTTGCCCTTGCAATAGTAGCTGACATACATCCAGCGTATGCAACTATGCTTGGTGCAATTGTTGCGCCTATTGCAAAAGCGTTAGATCCAAAATCAGGGAGCGAAGCGGATTATGGAATTAATGCGTCATGACCGCAAACGAATGGGTTGGCATAGCCGTTGGCGTAAGCGCCGTATCTACAAGTTTATTACTGGGAGTCCGCTTTCTTATTAAATCCTACTTGAATGAGCTTAAGCCAAATGGTGGCTCATCAATTAAAGATCAGATTAATCGACTTGAATCGCGTGTTGATGATCTGTTCATGTTAATTAGTAAGCGATAATTTCTGC